ACCTTGTTAGCGCGTAGCTTAGCGGCCGCCTTGAATAAGTCAGCAACAGTGATTTCCGCACCTGCCGCACCTAGACCGAAAGAGAAACCTGAGAACAAAGCAAGAAGGTCTTGATCCATCTTGGTAGCAATAGCGTTACCAAGTAGAGTACCCATTGCAGTTTCAGGGGAATCTGCTCCGTAAGTAGCCATATCGCTTAATAGAACCTGTGCGCCAACTTCGCCAATGGTCACTTCGACCTTGGTAGTTGATACAGTGGTTGAACTAAGATCAGTTCCTTCCGCAATAGACGCGGCCGCAATAGCGGGGTATTTAGGAATCTGAATAGTTTTTCCTGCTTGGCTCTGGATGTTGTACTGAGTAACTAGACCTAGCATTAAAGATTGCTCTTCTGCGGTAAAACGCGCTTGTGCAACAATATTTACAAATAGATCGTCTAGGGTGGAACTGGTAGTAATAGCCATGATAAATGCCTCAAAAATAAATTAATTAAAATGTGGTTTGTTGGTCACTTTTTTTTACTAGCGGCAAACGCTTCTTTACCGCCATTTTCCCAGTTAGCAACCATATCTGCCACAGATTGAGGCTTCTGTGTCGAGCCACCAGTATTTCCCTGCGAGCCTGTCCCACCTTGGGACGCTTTGACCATGTGAGGGTTTACTGTCAAGAATTCAGTTACCATCTCATTGACTGATAACAAATCACCGCTGTCATTGTAACGTGGCGTTCCGTTATCGTCTAGCACCTCGACGCTACCGTTGTCGGATAGTCGGGTATTGCTTTTTAGTAACTGTGAAACTTGATTAGGATTTACAGCGTTATTGTTAGAAGCCGCTCCCAGTATTGCCCCATCAACTAGGGTTTGCTGTAGCTTGCTTTTATAACCTTGTATTTCCATCTCTTTCTTTTCGACTGTCTTTTTCAGGATAGCATCAAACTCACCACGCTCTTTCTGTCGCTCAAGTTCTGCGGCTTCTTTTTGTGCCAACAGTTCCCGCGCTTCATCAATGTCAACGCCCGATATTTTCTTATCAAACTTTCGTTGCTCTCTTGCAACACGATCAGCAACAATGCGATCAAGCTCTTCCTGTGTAAAAGTCTTTCCTTCCTGAGCTTTTATTGCCGCTGTCTCAGTCTCAACTTCTGTTCCCATGATTTCATCGCTCATGTGTACGTGCCTCTTAAAGAGTAGTTATGAGCTTAGATTGTACCACAATTAAAATAATTGACAAAAAGAGTGATTATTTACCTCTAGAGTGTTTACATTTATGTTCATATAGTATTTAATGTAATCTCAATCAAGGGAGAAATAAAATGGAATACAAAGTTGGTCAAGAAGTCTGGGTAAAGATTCCTCATGAAGAAGACGGTTATCACGCAGGAACAGTTGTAGGGTTTACTGCTAAAAGAATTAAAGCAAATACTGACAGAGGCATTGGTTACTACAAGCCAGAGCATGTTCAAGCCAAGTAAACTAACCGCCCCTTCGGGGGCAATCAATCAAAGGAATAAAGACTATGAAACGACAACTAACTAACGCAGAAGCCGTTACTAAATTCCGTAGTGCTAAGGCGATGGGTGACTTTAATACAGAACTGGCACTAGCCACTGATAATTCACGTATTACAAAAAGAGAGCTAGACGAAATTATATGCCAGTTTCAAGATTCAGGCGTAGCCGATTGGTCTGAGCGTATGTTTGAATCCAAGCTAGAAACATTCCAGAAGCGCACACTCGATTATGCCACTGACATGTTAGCACTTAAAGTTTTGGAAAAGAAACGTGGCGAGATTTTAGCGAATGCCTAGCAAGCAAATACGACAGTCAATCAACAGCCCTTTCGGGGGCAATCAATCAAAAGCAAGGAGACAAGCAAATGATTGCACAAGTTAGATTCAAGGGTCAATGGGGTTCGCTGTGGCTTATTGCGGAAGTTGTAGAAAAGGTTGAAGGGGGCTACATCCTAAACTGCGGAGAAACAAAAGGCTTCTTTATAAAAGATATGCATGTGAGGCCATACGCTTTAAGAAAAAGCAAGGAGACAAGCAAATGAGTGACGAAATTTCGATTAATCCAATAGACCCGAAAGTAATTGCAAGTGGAATTTACAAGCTGAACAAACCCAAAACGAGCGAATGGCAGTGCTTTCTTTTTTGTGGTTCGCCTCTGGGGGGTTCGACTCATTTTATTTATAGACCCGCCAAGGGGCAAGAACCCAACTGGTTTTGGCGAAAGATGCAATATTTAATTTTGGGCAATAAGTGGGTTAAAGACCCAAAGGAGGCAAGCGAATAACCATAATCCATCAAGCCCCTTCGGGGGCTATTTCTTTGGCTTCTTCTTCTTGGGTCGGCCTACTTTACTACCGTATGTTCCTTTACCTTTTGGCATGATCTGTTCCTCTTAAAAAAATAATGTTCCGTTGTCGTACTGCTCTTGCTCTTCTGCTGAAAGGAGTTCGTATTGATCATACGGAACGCCCTTCTCAATAGCCTCTATAATTTCATCCATCAACTTCTCTTGATCTTGAAACATACCAATGTTGTTTGGATATACGCCAAATATCTTAAAATGCTCTTCATCCAATTGTTCCATCTGACACCTCTTTTAGTAATTTTTCAAACGCTTTTGACAATTCTGGGAAAAACTCTTTTGCTTTAACCCAAGACTGACCACCCTGAGAGTAAAGCTGAAACAAGTTAGCGAAATTCTCTGTAGCTTGCCAATGCAATCCTCTTGAATAATAGCTTTTGCCATGACCCCACAAATAGAATTTACCTTGCGCCCTTCCCCTGCTCATGCTGTCGATAATGTCACTTATGGCGGGAATCCACGGCTCAGAGTAATCTAGAGTGTAGCCCCTTAATCTGCCCTTATTTCTTCCAGACTTGTAATAAATTGGGACTTTTTCAAAATACTTGTCTCTAAATTCCTCAAGGTAGCTATCACCTACGAAAACTTCCCTTTTCCCATAACCTCTGGTTGCATATATTCCTAATTTCTCCGCATCCAATTTAGCCGTTTTTACTAACCTTGACGCAGATATATATTGTGTTCCCTCGCCCAACATATTATCAATATGGTGTCCGTACTCATGCATCAATGTTCTCTTGCTTTTTGCGGGTGTCACAATGGATTGAGTACCAGATTGATAATACCCCTTACTGCCTTGTGACCCGATAGATTTAGGCTTGGCAATCTTGTTGATTACAGTTGTTGCTAGTGGAGTAATGCCCCCATCCGTTTCAGCTAACTTTGTCCATTTCTCATCAGAGCCAAAATCTGGCTTTTGCGGGGTTGCTCTCTCCACTTCTTCTTCTTTCAGTTCTTCATCAAATACTGGCCTGAATTGGTGGCCGCAGTTGTAGCCGCCACGAACAATAAATGGGTCGCCTGACGCTTTACCCGCCCAAGAACCTTCCCAAGTTAATGCAATCTCTTCCTCAGTAAATACCTTGCCCTCATGCTTTCGGCAAAATGGTCTGGTTGTTTCGATTAACCTACCAACATACTTCCAGTGAGTAGCCCCCGACTCCTTGCCTATGACAGCGTTTACAGATGCATCAAACTGCATTAGAGAATCATGTACCTGTTGCTTGGCATACTTAGCCAACCTTCCACCCTGAACAGCCTTAACAGCCGCGACACTGGACGCAAAAGATGCGCCTGTGAGAGTGTTCTGGTAAACCTCCCTTGATACAGTATCTAGATACTCTTGACCAATATCATCAAAGCCCTGAAAGCTCATTTTCTGTAATTGAGTTATGACACTAGAGTCAACGGTAGTAAACGCCCCATAAGTCGAAAGCATCTTAGCAGTTGATGCCGCAACCCCTTTATATTCTTTTATTAGGCCGTCTACAGTTTTTAAATAATCGTCTTCGATTATCTTCCGCAGTTCAGCCCTAGACTTAACAGCCCACTCAAGATCAAACAGGTTTCCGTCTTTTAAAGGCGCAGTTGCCATAAGGTCGGCAATGCGGTCTTCAAGCGTCACTAGAGCATCAGACAGCCGTTCTTGGTGCTGTTCTGCTAATCTCGCCAACCCTTCAACGTAATCGCTGTCAGCCGCCATTAGAACTGTCCTACGTTACCATCGCCAGAATCGTCATCTTTAGGTTCAATGAGAACGTCACCACCCTCAACATCCTCAAGGCCAATCTTTTCCCTGACCTCGTTGGCAGTAACAACACCCGCGTCAATGTGATAGCCGTATATCTGAGTTTTATCTGAGAAGTCACCAAGTACAGATGCTTTCTCTTCAATCTCAGCGTGAGCCTTTGCAAGAGCCTCATCATCAAGCACTAGATCACTGATCTTTTTATCTATCTCCATAGCAAGGGTTACTGATTTAACACCAGTAGAACGCAACTGCTGTAGGAACATAAGCTCTTTATCGTAATCTCTAAGGTCGAACGCATCTGGGTAGAAGATTTCTATGTCATTAGTCACTTCCTGCCATTTACAAAATAGACCCCATAATTGTTCTTCCGCAAGCTCAAGAAGATCAGCTTTCTCTGACAGCTTCGCATTAAGCATCTGAAACTCTGTAGCCATTGCAACACCGCTCATAGTAACGGCCTCAGTGCCACGAACTGCGCCCATGTGAGACATACGGTTAATTGATTGAATCTTGTCTTGAATTGATGCGCGTACAGCGTCTAAGTTCTGGCCGCTTGGCTGTAACTGGTAAGGCTTTAATGAAGAGTCCATATCATCAGGCATATTAATGATCGCACCTGCGCCCGCTGATGCATCTGTTCCGAACGATTTAACCAAGGTCGGATGGTTGGATATCCTGATAAGCTGTTCCACCTCAGACAGCTCTTGATAGATAGCGCGTTGCATATAAGAAGCATCAGAGATGTCGCTGATACCAATGCCACGCACAACCGACCTGTTAGCGGGTAGAAATACTGCGGGAATATGACCAAGCACATTGTTGTCAATTTCAACTAACTTATCCAGATCGTTAGTTGACCGCCAAAGCTCAATCTTATCCTTATACCACGCCCTGTAGTATGACTCTGTAGTCGTATCATCCACGCGAATGACTGATTCCCTGACCTTTAAATAACATAGCTCAAATCGGCCGCTTGGGGTTCTTTCGTATTCCCAATCCAATACATTTTCTGGCGTAAACATAGTCACATAAGGACGGATTTCCTGATCTAATTCTTCGGCCTTTGTTCCCGCTGTAGACTTAGGCTTGTCCATCATTATCCAAACGTGACCATACACGCTTGACCATATCTGGCATTCACGCATAAACGCATTAAAACTGCGACCATCAAGGTCAGAGTCTTTTAGAAAGGGTTCAAGGGCGACATTATTTTGTAAGCTGTTATATGCTCTTGTAGGAGGTACGCGCCAGAGAAAACTACTGTAAATGTGGACGATGTTCTTACAGTGATTATCTAAAGGGGTCAGGTCAAGTCTGCGGCCGTAATCGTCGCTAGTCTCGCTTATGTAACGTGTCAAGTATTCTCCATCTTGATACGCTTGCCCCCCCATGTAACTGCGAACATAGAATTCCCATTTCGCTTCGTTGCTATCATATTCGGGATGCGTTGTATCTGCGTTCAATCTCATCAAGTCCACCTAGTAGGTTGCGGTGTATCGTATTCAGTTTTAACAGGAAACAAGTATTCTATTAGGTATCCAAACGCATCGTTCATGTGGTCAAAACCATCTTTGTTTGGCACACTTGTTCCTTCTTTGTATGTCTGACGCTCTAAACTCTTAATTGTATGTTTGCACTTAGGGCTAACAAACAGATGCCTTTCACCACTGCTAGAAAGCAATCGGCTGTTCATTGCGTTTATTCTATCTCTAACCAGAGCGTGGCTATTCTTGGCTTTCACCCTGAATCCTGCGTTCTGTAAGATCGACAAATCTGTACGACCACCTGCGCTAGTCTTGCGCTGTCTTGAAGCAGGGTCAGGATATACAATTATCTCACGATTAGGATAACGGTTCTTAATTTCCGCAACCATCTCATCAGTGTTTGACCCATACATGACAATCTCGTCTATCGCATACAGCTTCCCGCCTTTACGTAAGCAGATAACGGCCGACATTGGGTCTAAATTGAAGTCCATCCCTATGTGTATTGTGCCGCTATCATCACGACAATCGACCACAGAGAGTTCCCTACTAAAGCCATAATATATTAAACCGCTGTAGGTCACAAACTCCGCGCAATATTCTTGGTTAAATGTGCGCTCGTCTAGGTCGTTTCTAGCCGCTTCAATCTCTTCTGCGGGGACATTGCCACCATCTAGCGTTGTGTACTGAAATGACTGCCAATCATCAGCACCGTCTTTTGCTTTAGCCCACAAGTCATAAAAGTGATTCCTCCCCTTTGGTGTACCGATGAAAAGAGCAGAGCCTTGCCTGTCAGACAGTGAGGCACGAATAACCTCATACCATGTTTCTGGCCTCATTTCCGAAAATTCATCTAATAC